AGAATACTAGGGCAGTAAGATCTAAAGCGTATAAAGAAATGTTGGAAGGGCGGTCTGTTAGACCCGCTGAAATGTCGGATAGGTTATTTTTTAATAATGTTCGTAAAGGGCAGAGGCAGGCTATATTAGATTTCGCTAAAAAATTGGGTATTTTAATTCCAGAAGAGCTTGTCGATATTTTAGGGCCAGAGAATTGTGTTAGGTTGTTATTAAGTAATGTAAAAGGACTTAGTGCTAAGGCAGTTGAGGAGATGTTTAAAAAGGATGTGCAGGAGAAAGTGGCAAGGTCATTGGAAATTATTAGGTTTAGAATAGATGCAGCTAAAAAATTAAAGGCTATGGAAGGTTCGGTAGTGCGTAATTCTCAAAAGATGATGTTTAGATCGCAGGCGTATAATCAGTTTAATTATGCGAGAATAGAAGCTGGGCAGACGTATGGATATTTAGATACTCAAGCCCGTATTGTTAATAATTTAAAAATTAAAGGTAGGGATTTAGTTATTCAATTTAAAAATAATCAGGCGATGGATGATTTTATTGCTAAATATTCTTCAATTAAGTTTAAGGTTAATCGTTCAAATAGTGTTTTAATGGTAAATGCAAATAATGCAGGTGATTTTATATCTTTTGCTAAAAGCGAAAGTGCTTCTTTGAGGAGGTTAAAGCAATTACGTGCTGGTGTGTTTAATGAAGGTAGTAGGGTTGGGTATTCACCAAAGGGCTGTAAAAATTTAATTATGGTTGAGAGGGATGGTAAAAAGGTTCAGGTTCCTTTTAGGCTTAATAAGAATCAAGAAACAGCAATGCGGTTTATGAAAGAACAAAAGGCGGTAATATTAAATGCAATGCCTGGTACTGGTAAAACACCAATTACTATTTCAGCCATAGAAGAATTACGGTATGAAGATAAAATTAAAAAGAATGTATTGTATGTTACTAAAAATAAGCTTGAAGGGCAGGTGGTTAGTGAGTGGCGTAAGTTTACTGGTAGATCTGATGTTGGTCTTGGACTTAGTTTGGAAGAGAGGAGAAATTTATATGCAAATAAAGATGTTCGTGTGCATGTTATTTCTCATAGGTCTTTTATTGACGATGTTAAAAGTGGTCTTTTAAATTTTAAGAATTATGATGTAGTTGTTATAGATGAATTTCAATATATAGGCGTGGAAGGTAGGCACGTATTTAGCGCTTCTGTAAGAGTTCCTTATAGATTTGCTCTTTCTGGTACGCCAATTCAAAATAATGTTTCCGATATGTGGAATATTATTAAATGGGTAAATCCTAATTTATTTAAAAATAGGCAGGAGTTTATTAGTTTATTTAATTCTGTTGAAAAAGCTACTACATATTTTCATGATGCTATATATAGAAAAGTAAATGAAAAATTAATAGGAAATTTAATTACTATAAAGCAGGATAGATTAGAGCCGTATGTAATGAAAGATTTGATTGTAAGATTATCTCAAAGTAATAGAAATAAGTTAAATAGTTTGCATAATAGATTATCAATGGCTACTACCATATCTTCTGGAGAAGTAAAACGAAGAATTAGAATGAATATGCGTAGTGTAATTGATTATGCAGTTGAGGAGAAGGGGAAAGTTTTATTGAATATTTTTAAAAAAACAGATGGAATTAAAAAGATTATTTTTGTTGCTGATTCTAAACAAGCTGGTTTGGTTAGAAAGTATTTAATTAAGAATGGCATTTCTGAGGATTCTATTTTTGAGTTATCATCTTCGACTAAACGTACTTTGGCAGATAGCGTAAAGGCTGCGTATAGAAATTGTAGTGATCCAAATGCTGTTATAATAATGGATAAAACACAGGTAGCTGGGCATGATTTCTTTTTTTCTGGGGTTGTTGTAAATTGGAATTTGCCTTCAAATTATGCTGCTTTACAACAGAGAATTGCGAGGGCTTGGCGTATTGGCAATGTGAGGACTGAAGTGTATAATTTATATGTTGATGATATAGAAGATTTAGTTAGATTAAAAAGTAGATTAAACGAAACAAAAAATGTTTTTTCATTATTATATAATGCTGAGGCTATTGATAAGGTTGGTATTTTATCATTATTAGGTGGGGATTGATGGAATTAAATGATTTTTTTAATATGGCTGTTGAATTTGAAAATAATGCTGAAGCGGAGTTATTGGAATTAGTTAAGATTAGGACTAATTTAGTAAAAGAATATGATGAATTAGTTAATTCAAAAGAATTTTTAGCGTTAGAGGAAGCTGTTAAGAAAGGTGTATATGATGTTGAAATTTTTGATAAATATATAATTATTTTAAATGAAATGTTGGATTTATTGAAGGCTATTGATTTATGTGATAGGGCTGCATCTATATTGTTGTTTGATTATGAGCCAGTAGATAGTGTAAGTTTAGATACTGATTTTTATTTAGAAAAGTATGAGGAAGAAATAAATGAATAAATTTAATTAAGTAGGTCGGTATGGATTTAGATATTGATATTGAAGGTAAATTAGAAGACCTTTACGATGAACGTGATAAGATTATTGAAATGTTAAAAAGAAATTTTGATGGGGATTCTTCTGTATTTTGCGAGCATTTTAAGTTTTTTAATGATAAGTTTTTGGACTTATTTTTAGATTCACAATTTTTTGAAGATCATATACAATTTTTAAATAGCTTGATTTCATCTATAGAAAAACTAATAGAAATAGATGCTGCAATTATTTATTTTGAAACAGGATTGGAAGTAGATGGCGTAAATAAAATTTATGAGGATGATAACTTATGAAAAAATTATTTTTGTTATGCGGTATTTTTATTTGGTTTATTGTAAGGTCTATTTGTTGGGATGGAGAGTTGTGGGATATTTGGTCAGATGGTTATTATAGATATTGGTTTCCACGTTTGGATAAAAATGGTTGTGTTGTTAAATGTAAAGGCGTCCCTGCTTGGAAATTAAAAAAGTAAAATTTTTTAAATTTTTACTTGACAGATTTTTATTTTTTCGGTATATTGTAAATAAAGAAAAGTAAAAAAATTTGTTTTTAATATGCTAGGAGGCAGTGTATGAAAAAGAAATCTATTAAAGATTCTTCTATTGTTTTTGATCGTATTATTGTTGAAGAATTAAATTGGTTTTTTAAAGCTCCAATTGAAAAAAATTTGCGATTTGAAATTGTTGGTAGTTATAGGCGTGGGCTTGAAAAGATTGGCGATATTGATATAATTGCCAGAATAGATGATTCATATTGGTGGCATTGGTATGTTGGAAAAATTGGCGGTGAGCCTTGGGTTATTGGGCAGAGAATGTTAGATTTTTCTTTAAATAATATTCCAATAAATATAAGATTTTTTAGTAGTAATGAATGGGGAGCAGGGCTTTTATATTTTACAGGATCAAAGGAATTTAATATTTTTTGTAGAAAGCGTGCAAGGGATTTAGGAATGAGTTTAAATCAGTATGATTTATTTTTAGATGGTAATCCATTAAATTTGGGTAAGAAGGAAGAGTATATTTTAGAAAAGTTGGGGCTATTAGAATATCTTGATCCTGCTAAGAGGTCTATATGTTTGTTTGCGATCCAATCATAGATTGTCAGTTAAATGAAGGAACAGTTTTTATAGCTCCTGTTAACGGTGTTAAAGGTATTTGGCGTATAGTAAGGCGTGATGGTGATAAAATTTATTGTAAAGGGCCGTTTAATAAAGAGAAGGTTTTTACAACGTCTCAATTTTGGTATTTAATGAGAGTTAAAAGGTTGGTAGTTTTTTTAAGTGTTAAGGTCTAAATTTTAAAATTTTTAGGAGGGGTTATGAAAAAGTTTATTAAAGGTAGTACGGATGTAGTCGATATGTCGTTTGAATCTTTAGTTAAAGATTATTGCGATGTATCAGTAGTTAATTCTGTTGCTTCTGAAATTATGGCTTCATATAAGCCTAAATTGATTGAAGAATTTCAGAATCGTGGAATAACTAAATTTAGTGAAGATGGTAGATTTTTGGAAATGCGTGAGGTTAATAGGAGAAATATTGATGCGGAAGCATTGATAAAGGTTTGTAAGAAGAAAGATATTGAGATTGGAAAGATATTTTATACAATAAGACCTAAAAAATCAAATATTCCAGAAGATGTATTAAAAATGTTAGATGAATATTTTATTTTAGAGTCTAATGTTGAGGCAACATATAAAGATGTGCAGAAAGCATTAGATGCGGGGCTTATAACAAAGAATGATTATTCAAAAATTGTTCAGGAAAATATTTCTTATTCATTGTATCCAAAAGTAGATGATACTGTTGTAAAGGAGATAATTGAATAATATGGAATTAAATTTTGAAGAACTTCCTTGGCTATATGTAGATTATTTATCTCTTTTTGATGGTAAAGAAGTAGATACTTTTAAGGTTTATAATTTGAGTAAATTACTTCAAGATTTTAATATAGTGTTTTGGAGAGAATCTAAAATTTTAGGTTATAGGCGTAAGGATAAGGAATTAACTAATTTTTTTGATATTGAATTGGTTAATTTAATAGAATGTAAGCCTTCAAGAGTATTTAAGTATATTGTTTTTAGAAAATCGATAATTTTGACTGATCGAGAAGAGATAATTAAGCTCTTTTCTGAAAGAGCTGTTAGAATTTTTGAATATGGCTATATAGTCAGGGAGTTCCCTTTTTTAGCAAAACGGGAGGTTATGTAGAATGAATCCTGAAAAATTTTTGATGCTTAAAATTTTAGATGGTGATACTGATGAAAGGGAAGCCGCTTTTAAGGAAGTTGCAAATAATGGTGTCGATATTTCTTACTTTTTTGTTAATCCTGAGTTTTGGGATTATATAATAAAACATAAGAAGAAGTATAAAGTTTTACCTTCTCGTTCAACGTTTGAACATAAATTTGGCATAAATGGTAATATTAAAGTAGATGAGCCATTAAAGTATTATGTAGATGAAATTAAAAAATATAAGCGGTATAGAATAGCTGCTGCAGCGATGGATAAAGCTGATGAGTTTTTTGCTAAAGGTGATTATGATACAGGTATAGTTCATTTGCGTAATGAATTGAAGAAAATAGAGACTACGATTTCTGTTACTGATATGAATTTGCGTACTACTATTGATGAGCGTATTGATAGATATGAGTATAGAATTAAGAATCCTGGTATTGATGGTATTCCTTCTGGTTTGGCTAGGCTTGATGAAGCTACGTATGGTTGGCATGGTGGGGAGTTTAATATAATTCAGGCGTTTTTAGGTAATTATAAGACGTGGACTATGCTGTATATGGCAAGGGCAGCACTTAATGCTGGGTATAAGGTTATGATTGCTACTGTTGAAATGAGTCAGTTTCAAATAGCGAGAAGGTTGGATAGTATTTTATCTGTTACTGCATTTGAGAAGCTTCGTAGCGGTAAATTTAAGGATGATAAGGATATTTTAGCTTTTAAAAATAGGATGCAGACTATAAAAAATCTTCCTGATTGTATTTTGGTTGGTGGTGTTTCTTTTGGTGAATTATTTTTACAATCAAAAATAGAGGAGCATGAGCCTGATATAGTGTTTATAGATGGTATTTATTTGATGGTTGATGATAATCTTAGTAGAAATAAGGCGCAATGGGAACAATTAAATTCTATTTCAAGAGGTTTGAAGGTTTTAGCCGAAAATTATAATATCCCAATAGTTGCTACAACACAGGCGTGGAAAAAGTCGAGTAAGCCAGGTAGTAAAGGGGATGAGTCAGTTGAAGATATTGCTTATTCAGGTGGAATGGCTCAAAATGCCGATAATGTTGTTTCTTTAGGTAGGATTTATGATCCTGTTGCAGAATCTTTTACTAATAGAGTGTGGGTTAAGTTAACAAAAGTTCGTGAAGGTGAGCCTGTTAAATTTCAAGCGGTAATTGATTTTGATAATATGACGCTAAGAGAGGTATTAGGCGTATCTGATGATAGATCAAATATGCCTTATGAATTATCTGATGAATATGGAAATAATGATAATGGTTTAGTTGAAGGAGTACATTATAATGTTGGTGTTAATAAAAATGATGTTGTAGATGATGATGATGAAATTCCTTTTTAGGAGTAATGTATGGGTAAAGTAAGAAAAGTTGAGCAAAAGTTTTCAAAAATGTTTGTATCTAAGGAATTAGAGCAATCTGAATCTTTTGCATTTTTGAATGAGTATTTGAATTTAGTTGAAGATAAGCGCGCAAGTTCTATTTTTACTAATATGATTGCTGGGGTTAATCTTAGTGAGGAAGATAATGAGTATTTAGAAGCATTAAAATCTGTTATAGATTTTGATGTATTATTTGTAGATTACACTATTAAAGGTAGTAAATTAGATTTTTCAGAGCTTAATATTGTTATTGATATTACTAATAAAATTAAAGAAGTTTCTGATTTAGGGGCTTTGATTAGTAAGGTTATGGATGCAGGAAGGGGATTATTAAAAGGTTGGGATGAACAGTTTATTTTTGGTTCTTCTGGCAGTGATTTGCTTAATCAGTATGTTTCTCGTGGTAGGCTTTCTGATAAGCAAAAAACACAATTAATAAGAATAGCTAAAAAGGTAGGTGTGTATGAGTAGAGTTGATGCAGATTTGTTGATTGATACCTTAAAATTAGATAAGGCAAGGGTTATAGGCGATGAGTTGACAGCTAGGTGTCCTAATCCTAATCACGAAGATAAAAATCCTAGTTGGTCATTTAATTTAGAATCACAGTTTTTTAATTGTTGGAGTTGCGGATTTTCTGGTAAGGGAGTTGCAAGTTTATTTTTAAAATTAGGGTTAGATATTCCTGAATGGGTAATTAATTGCAATAACATTCATAATGTTAAGAAGCGTGTAAAAACATCAGTGCCTATTGTGGAAGTTGTTTCTGTCAGGAATTCGTGGCTTTCGTGGTTATCAGCTAATTCTGATGGTGCGTATGAAAAATTAAAAGTTAGAGATATAGAGTATGAGTCAATTATTAAATTTAAGATAGGGTATAATGCTGATAAGGATATTTTATTTTTTCCTTGTTTGGATAACTCAATGAATTTGTTGGGTTGGGTTGAAAGGAGTGATAATTGGGACTTTAGATATAGAGTTATGCCTGCTGGTATAAATAAGGGAAATTTGATTTTTGGTGGTCATTTGATTAGTAGTAATGATAATACTATTTATCTTGTGGAAGGGCCAATTGATTGTATAAAGATGTGGCAATGGGGGTTTAAGTCAGTAGCGGTCTTAGGTAGTGCATTATTAGATGGGCATGTTAGTTGGTTATTGGATAATGCTAATTATGTTATAGTTATCCCTGATAATGATAAAGCTGGATTAAAATTTAGGTATAGTGTTGTAGATAAATTAAAAGGAAAAGTAAGGCTTGCAGGCGTTAATCTTCCATCTAATATAAACGATGTTGGCGATAATGCTTGTACTAGGGATGTAATTGTTGAGGCTATAAGAAATAGAGTAAGAATTAGTGAATAAGAGAGTTGATATGAAAAATAAATCTAATAAGTCTGATGATGTTGAATTTATTGTTGTAGAAACCGAATGCAGTATTTGTGGTAAAGTTATAGTTGTTTCAGATGTAAGTGTTAAAAATAATGAATTAGTATTTAAATGTCCATATTGTAAAAAATTAAATAAAATTTTAAAAAGGTAGGTGAATTATGGCAAAAAGTGTTCAAAAACAAAATTCTCAACAAGATAGTGCTGTTGCATTGATTGATAAGTATAATGGGTTTTTTAATGAGATTAATTCTATTTTCTATGAAAGAGAATGGGAAGTTAATCAAATTAAAATTGCTATTTTAATGAAGGAACATGTTTTGTTAAAGGGAGTTCCTGGTACTGCTAAATCAATGTTGGCGTTAAAAATTCTTAATGGTATTGAAGGGGCAAATGTATATAAGAATCAGTTTACAAGGATGCAGGATGATAGTTATGTTTTTGGACCTCAATTATTGGAAGAATTTAAGAAAGGGAAGATTGTGCATAATGTTGAAGGAACTTTGGTTACTGCCGATTTTGGATTTTTAGATGAATTTTTTAATGCATCTGAAGAAACTCTTGTTTCAACATTGGAAATTTTAAATGAGCGTACTTTTACTCGCCCTTTTCAGAAATTGCAATGTCCTTTGATTACTGCGATAATGACTACTAATCAGGATAGGGAAAATGAAAAGGAATTAAGGGCTGTTTATGATAGAATTATTTTTAAGTCGGAAGTGCGGGATATAGTTGATAGTAGTAAACGTGTTGAAATGTATAAAAACTTTTTAAGTGGAAAGATTGAGAATACTCAACCTAAGATTTCTTTTAACGATGTTAAGGCTGTTATAGATTTATTCGATAATTTTGATGTTAATTTTTCAAGTGGGCTTTTTGTTGTTTTTGATAAGATTATTAGTGATTATGAAAATCAAATGGCATGTAGAGTTTCGCCAAGAAAACGTAATAAGTTACTTAAATTAGTTAAGGCTGTCGCTTTTTTGCGTGGAGATAAAACTATTTTTTTGGATGATTTAGGTTGTTTAAAGTTTGGTTTAGTTGAAGGTGGCGATATTAAGGGAATGGGTTATTTTGATTCTATATTTGTTAAGATTAAGCAGGCTTTTGCAAATTATGAAGTTGTTCAAAAAATGGAAGTTTTGCTTGAAAGTGCAAAGAATAATCCTAATAAAACTGATGCGTATAAAATTTCTTTAGGGATAGTAAAGAAGTGTGAAAAGTTTATTAATGAAGTTAGTAATGATTCGTCCGTATCTGATATTATAGTTCCTATGGTTGAGTCATTGAAGTTAAGGGCAGAAAAGTTGTATGAATCTTTAAAAGATTCTATAAATGATGAGGATATTTTTAAATAGGAGTAACTGTATGCGTTTTATTAAGGTAAAATTGCCTGTATATTATGAAAGTGTTATAGATTCTATTTTGGCAAAATATCCGAATGCGTCAAAGATTTCACGGGATTTTTATTGTGATTTATTATTTATAATTGCGCAGGGATATGATGTGATGTGGAAGTATATAATTTCAGTTGAAGATATTTTTAATGAAGTTTTTGCTGCGTATGTAGCTGGAAAAATATCAAATATGCGTAAATATGAAGCTGAATTGTTTTTAATGAGGCTTGATTTAATTGATTTTGCTGATTCTTATTTTGGTAGGCTTTTGAAGGAAGATCCTTTTTTAAAGTTAGAAGAAAAGTTTGAATTTATGGTTATTGTATTTGATGAAATGGTTTTAAAGGCGCCAAGAGAAGAGCTTAATAATATGGCTAAATTAAATGATTATAGTGAATTAAGTGATAGTAAAGTTGATAATAATTCAGATGGTGGCGATGTTAGAAGTGCGGAGAATAAGGCTATTTATTCAATGACAGCTAATTTTTTTAAAGGTTTTAGTTTTTTGATGTCAAATTTTTTTACTGCCAATAATAAGGAAGATTTTTCTGGTGGCGTTTCATATGGTTTTTCAAGAACAACGTCTTTTATAAATGATTCATATAAGGAAATTTTGAGTAATAAAGTAGTTATTTCTAGTTTGGTTGATAAGTTGTGGGATGCTAAATATTTAGAGATTTTTAATATAGCTAAGAATATAGAGTTTACGTTCGATTTTTCAAAGAAAGGTAAACTTATAAATGTTGATAAGGTTTCTTCAAATATTACTGTTGGCAGACTTAAAAAATATGCTGATATAAATAGAGCTACTAAGCTTGATTTATCTATGGATGATGTTATTGATAGAAAGATTATGGATAAATCATTAAAGGTAATTAATTATAAGGATAGAGTCGATCAAAAACAATTATTGTATGCGTTACTTGATTGTTCTGGTTCTACGAGAGATTTTTATCATAAAATAAGTATTAATAGAATTGCCTTTATTAAGGCTATTGCAATAGCTTTAGGTAAGAAGGCAATAGCCGATAAGAGTAAATTTTATTTTAGATGGTTTAATGGTAATGTTTTTGATGTGTATAAGTTACAATCACGGTCGCAATGGGGAAATTTTTTAAAACATATTTTAAATAGGGGTGCGATTGGTGGTACTAATATAGATTTAGCTTTGCATGTTGCAAGTGGCGATATTTTTAATGAAATTGATGGTATGGATAAGTGTGACATTATTGTTATTACTGATGGTACTACTGATGTGTGTTCAATAGATGAATTGATTGAATTAAAAAAGAAGGGGGTAAAGTTTCATTTTGTGTGTTTGGAAGATATAGTTAAGTCGTCTTCTGTTAGTAATATGGAAAAGATTGCTGAGACGTTTCAGGTAGTTGATTTAGATAAGGTTGATGATTTATCAGCTTATAAGCCAGCTTTTAGAAAAGTTATTTAGGGGGAATTATGGGTAATAATTTAAAGGCTAAAGTATTAGATACGTCTATTAGAGATTCAATTAATAAAAAGATTAATGATGAGTATAAAATATCAAATATTGAGCGTCCAGTTAATATTTTGCCTTTTCCAGATGATGTTACTGTACTTTCGTCAGATGAGGTCGGTAGATATTTAGCTATGTATGATGCTGAAGTTGCTTATATTAGGTCTATTTTAGCTAATGTTGAAGCGCAGATTAAATATGCAGAAGTTGTTTTAAATACGCATAAGAAAATGTTATATTTGCAGTTTAGGAGTGATAGTTCTGCGGCTGATTCTAATGCGTGGGTGGATGTAGATAAAGATGTAGTTGCTGCTGAATTAGCTTTGCAGGAATTAAGAATTGAGCAGGGGTTATTACAATCAAGATTGGAAAATTTTATGAAATATTCTGCTTCAATATCTAGGGAAATAAGTAGGCGTAAGAATGAATTTTTTGGAGTAAATGAAAAAATTTCTGGGTCTTCTAATAAAGGTGATGTACAGGCTGAAAGAATAAAAGCGATAAAAGGTAAAGATTTTAAGCCTAATAGAAATAAAAGTTCTTGACTTTTTTGTATGTTTTTACTATGCTATTTTTATGCGGATTGTAGGTTTGGATATTGGTGAGAATACTGGGTTTAGTTGTTTTGATTTGGACGATGGTTTTAATTTAAAGGCTATTTTTGTTTCTGATATCTTTGTAAAAGAATATAATGAATTTTATATATTTAATGTAGCTAAGAAAATTGAAAATTGTGTTAAGGTTTTTAATGCGGAGTTAGTTTTTATAGAAGGTTATGCATTTGGTGGTAGGGGTTTTTTTAACGTTATTCAGTCAGAATTGACTGCACAAGTTAAGCGATTTTTTGTGGATAATAGTATTGGTTTTTATGAAGTTCCTTTATCTACTATGCGTGCAGCTTTATTAGGTAATGGTAGGGCTAAGAAAAGTGATGCGAGGCATTTTGTTAAATTGTTTTTAGAAAATTGTGAATTTGGTGTATGCAATTTTTCTGGGCATGTTTTTGATTCATTATTAGTTTCTATTTTTTGTTTTAAATATTTAAGAAGGGAGTTAGATGATAGTTTGATTGAAAAGATTAGTAATAGTATTATAGGTAGGAGGTAGAATAGTGAAAGTAGTGTATTTACCGTACCAGGAGGGTACAGAAGAATTTGTTTTGAATGCGTATTTAAGTCAAGAGGATGGGGTTGTTTCGATAAATGATTCAAAATTAATGATGCCAGTTATAGTTAATGTAACTCCTTTTGATTTGACTATGTTGAAAAAATTGGGTAATATTGTGTATAAGTGGGTGAATGAATTTAGAACTTCTCGTGGGCCATCTGACGCTGCTTTAGATAGGTTTGGTTTTAGGATTCAGCGCATAGTTAAGTCAGCAAAGAAGTCTGGAATGGATATTTTGGTCATTTATGATCCATTGGAAAATATTGATTTAATAAGGGATGAGTTAAAACGATGGGTGAGAGTAAAGTAAAGTTTAAGGTTAAAAGTAGTTCTAATGTTCATAGTTGTTCGTTATCACTTTTTAAGTTGTTAAGTGGGGGAAACGATGTTGAAATGCTTGCTATAGGTGCTTCTGCTGTGAATCAGGCAGTTAAGATTATAGTAAAAACTAGGGCAAGTATTGCACAGGCTGGTAAGGATTTATTTGTTAAAATTGGTATGCGTAATGAAATTATTAATGATAAGGATTTAAGTATAACTGTGTTTAATTTTGTTGTAAAGTGAGGTGGGCGTATGCCAATAAAAAGATGTTATGTTGATGGAAAGCCAGGTTTTAAGTGGGGGGATAGTGGTAAGTGTTATACTGGAAAAGGGGCTTATCAAAAAGCTTTAGCACAGGCTAAGGCTATTTTTGCGTCTGGCTATAAGGAGCCTAATCAAACTGGCGGAAAGAAAGGAAGTAAGAAGTGAGTACTTTAGTTAAAACTAGTCCAAATCAAATTAAAAGGGCTTTAAAGGATAAAGAGGCGATAGCTGCTGAGTATAAGTTTACTAAGGCTTTATTTCAGTTAGGTGCTAATAAGTTATTGGAAGCGCTTAAAAATGATAAGATTTTACTTAGCGCAAGAGATTTAAGGGATTTACACGCAATAAAGCAGCTTGTTGCGGTTGATGATTTAGAAGAATCACATATGTATTTTGTTGCTTGTGATGCGTGTTTGTTTACAAAATCTTGTACGTTATTTGAAGTTGGTGCCGAATGTAAGTTTAATTTGCGTGGTGGGTCTTTGCAATCGTCTAAGGATATTATAAATGTTATGGTTAAATTGTTGCAAATTGAGAGTGATAGGATTCAGCGCAGTCTTTTAATTGAAAAAATGGAAGGATCAGTAGATAGGGAAGTTTCAGCGGAAATTATGCAATATTTTGAAATGGTAGATAGGTTGAAGAATATTGTTTCTCAGCAGGAATCAGTAGAAATTAAAGTTAAAGGTCGTGGGGCTATTTCAAAAATATTTGGTGATATAATAAATAAGAATAGTCCTAGCGATAATTCACAAAATATTCAGGGATATGTGGAGGGTTAGTATTTGAAAAGTTCTATAGATGAATTTGGTAGGCGTGTTTGTGTTATTTGTGGTAAAACTTCTGACGAAGTTAAGTTTACTGCAACTAAAAATGTATGTAATATTTGTCGAAGTAAAAAAGTAGTTGAGTATGAAAATTCACCAGAACGTTTGGTTCAGGTGTGGGGCGATAGGAATAAAAAGAAGACGAAGATATTTTTAGCTGGTAAAGTTGACCCTTGTTTATCGTGTTTATATACAAAATGTGAATGTTGTGTAGTTTTTCATGCTAAGAGAAATTTTTTACATCCAAAATCAGCGGAAGCAAAGGAGTTTGTTACAGATTTTTGTAAAAATTTACTTGAAAATATTAGGCGAGTTGTTGTATAGTAGCCTATAAATTTAAAATAATGAGGTTTAATATGGTAGATTTAGATGATAATGCTAAAAAAGAAGTTGTAGAAAGTAATGTAGAGGAGAGCGGTAGTAAAGAAGTTACTAATGTTTCTGCTACTGAGGCGAAGATAATTTTATCGGCTGAAGAATTGCAAAATAAAATAAAGGAGGCTGTAGAAGCTGCGGAAAAGCAGTCTTCTCAGAAGGAAAAGCAAAAGTTATATGATACTATTGAGAAGTTGAAACTTGATTTAAAAGAGGCTAATCAAAATTTGGCTAAATTTAAGCAGTTAGAAGAAGAAAAGCGTAAGCAGGAAGAAGAATTAAAGAAAGCTATGATGACAGACGAGCAACGTCGTGATGAGGCAATTAAAAAGGCTAACCTTGAACTTGAGCAGTTGAATTTGGCTTTTGAGAAATTAAAGCAGGAAATGGATGAAAAGTTACGCCTTAAAGATTTGGAGATTTATAGGGAAAAGTTAATCTCTAGGGCTAATGGGCGTATTATTCCTGAATTAGTTACTGGAAATTCAATTGAAGAATTGGATGAGTCGTATAGAAAAGCTGTTGAACGCTTTAATTTCATCAAAAATCAAGTGGCGGAGGAATTACAAAATAGGTTAAAGCATGAGTCAAAGTCTATAATATCGCAAGAAACACCGAATCAAATGAAGCAGACTCTACCGAAACAGGAGAAGAATTATACTGCTGAAGAAATTAGAGCTATGTCTCCTGAAGCGTACGCTAAGTATAAAGAGGAGACGTTGAAAAAGTTCGGTGTTTAGCCTTTGTTAATATTTTAACAAAGGAGAATTTAATATGGCGTTAATGACTATTGCTGATATACCTAATGAGGTATTGACAGTTTATTCTAGAGATGCGCTATTTGAAGCGATGCCAATGATGTATTTTCGCAACTTCTGTGCATTTAAGCAGGAGTTAGGCGCTGAACCTGGTGAAACTGTTCAGTTTTTAAAGATTGCTAATCTTGCCCCTGGTGGTATGCTTCCTTCCGAAACAAGTCCTATTCCTAAACAGAAATATTCTGATAGTATTGTTTCTATTCAAGTGCATGAGTATGGTAATGCTGTGCAGATGTCAAAGCGTGCGCTTGAAGCGTCGTTTAGAAATATGATGCAGGATGCAGCTACTCTGTTGGGTAGGGACTATGGTCTTACAGTTGATAGAGTATGTAGAGATGCATTTCTTTCAACTGGTAATAAGCAGTATATGACTTCGTCTGCTGGTGATGGGAAGCCTGCTGATGGCGAAGGCACTACTATAGGGCAGGTTAATGGTACGTTTTCAGCGTATGCAATTAAAAATGCTATAGAAACGTTGAAAACTAATGATGCATCTATGGTTGTAAGGGGCGGTGATCAGTTTTATGTATGTGCTGCTCATCCTCACCAGATTCGTTCTTTGCGTGATGATTCTGATTGGTTGAATGCAGTTAGGTATGGTAATCCGCAGTTGCTTTATAATGGCGAGGTTGGGCGTTTTGAAAATGTGATTTTTCTTGAAACAACGCAGATGCCTATTTTGGCTGGTGCTGGTAAGGGCGGAGCCAATGTGTATCGTGCTGTTGTGTGGGGAAGTGAACCTGCTGGTTTTGCCGAAACGGTTCCTTTTGGTCTTGTTAATGACGGTGTTGAAGATTTTGGACGACTTGTTTCGATAGGTTGGTATTCAATATTTGGCGCTGGGATTATACAAGATTTTATCGTTGAAATTGATACACTATAAGGAGGTCAGTTATGGCGGTAACTAAAATTGATAAATTTGGTGTGACCTCAAAAGTAGAGCAGGTTTGTAGGGTAGAGATTTCTTCGTGGGCACAAAATGATGAAGTTGTAATTTCGCATGCTAAAGATCCGCTTAATGCGAGGATTGTTAGTGTTATTGATGCAGCTTCAAATAAGCTTGTTCACGATGATGCTAAGTACCAGATTGTATTTACTAGTGAAGATACTACTACAATTAAGGCGTTAGCTTCTTCCCCAGTTGCGGTTAATGTTGTGTTAGTAGTTCCTACCACATAGTAGGAGGTCGGTATGTTTGGAAAATCGAAAGATGAGTTAAAGAGTGAAGATTTAGTTAGTAATGATGATGTTATTGATGTTGTTGATGACGTTGTCAGTGAGGTTGTTGATAAATCTTCTGATGAGTCAGCAAT